GGTAGATTGTATAATCAACTTGAACAAAAAATAAAATAAAAAATCCACAGTGGACATCCTATGTTAGAATTAGTTTGCTAGTATAATTCAAAGGAGCCTACTATGGATCAAACTAATTCTATCACAATTCAAGAAAAACGTAAACGAGGAAAACATCTAATCCAAGAAGAACGTGGCATGATTCAAGTGCTACATAGTCAAGGTCTAACGCTTCGTGCTATTGCCGAGTACGTAGGCTGTGCTCATACCACGGTATATTATGAGCTGCGCCGAGGTACACCGGTCAAGAAGAGCGCTAGAGGACGTCAGCCAGTATACACCGCCAAGCGCGGTCAAGCTGCTTATGAAGAGCATCGCAAGAACTGCCGCAGGCCGTTAAAGTTAGCCACTACCGTTGCCGAAGCGTTCATCCAAGAGTTGAGCACCGCCGTCAGGGATGAGACCGCCTCTATTGATGAGTTCATCGGCAGGGTTAAGTTGGAGTCTCGCTATGCGCCTAATCAGATACTATGCACCAAGAGCATCTACAACATGCTACATCGCAGCAAGCTACCATTTACCGTCTTTGATGTGCCACAACTGCTGAACCGTAAGAAGCATCGCAACTGGACACGCAAGCATAAGCGGTTACGCGGCACTAGCATCGACCAACGTCCAAAGAAAATCGCTGAGCGGCTCGAGATAGGTCACTGGGAAGCTGACACTGTCATTGGTCACCGTGAGGGCAAGGAATCATGCGTATTCACTCTAGTAGAGATGGTTACGCATAAGTACATCGCCATAAAGATATCCGGACGCACCACAAAAGGAGTACAGGAGGCTATGGCACAGCTACGACGGCTATACGGCAAGCGGTTTAGCGCTGTATTTAAAAGCATTACCGCTGACAATGGTGCCGAGTTTCAAGACTTCAATAAGTACGAGGAACGCTACGGGACGAAGATATACTTTGCGCATCCGTTCTCCTCATGGGAACGCCCACAGAACGAACGTCACAACGAGATGTTGCGTCAGTACCTGCCGAAAGGTAAATCTGTTGACGAATATTCAGCGGACGAGATACTGCGCATGGCCGATAAGATGAATGCTCGACCACGCAAATCTCTAGGCTACTACAGACCTGATGAACTGTTCGACACTTTTCTTGATAAGGTGTATTCTACTGATATAGTTGCTTGATAAATCTTGTTCAATTTGCACTTGCAATCTACCACCTAAATAAATGTTATAATTTAGGTGAATTTATACAAAGATAAGGGAGGGTATTTATTATGTCAACAATGACAAAAGCTTTTCTAATAAGCTTGTTTATGTTAGTATTTTCTATGATATGTCGCTATATCAATGGAGGAGGTTTCGCAGGACAGGTTACGTGGAGCTTCTTTGCTGTGATTGTCACCTTCCTTCTTTTGGTGTATAAAGGCTTAAAAGGAAAATAACCCTTCTACCTTCCGACCAATGGTGCAGAGAAGCGTGCTAATATTGATAAGCTCATAAAACTGCGCAACAATATTTACAGAACTCCTAACAAAAAGTACCTTAATCAGAAGTATATACAAGCATCTGAATAATATGATATAATGAGGGTAAGAGGTGATGTGTATGAGTGATAGACCAAATGGTCATAAAACATTTGATGAACTGTGGGGCGAAACTGCTCTTGAAAATCATTTAAAAGCACATGGTTGGAAGTATGCAGCACCTGAGCAGCAAACATTTAGTGAGGGGCTTGCTTTTGCCATTGAAAGGTATCGAAAAAGAATCCCATTACTTATATGGGGTGGTATCCTCTTTGGTAACTTTAATGCTATACTCGCCTATCCCCTGTACTTCATATTAAATGAGCTTGTGGTACCATTCACTCATTCTTGTTGGAAATATGGAACATGGAAACGTCAAAAATGCTTCTATGTTGTGGATGTCTCCACCTTATTACTTATCTTGATTTATATACTTATACCTCCTATTGAATCTTGGTTTAAGTAGTTCCACTTTCAGAAGGTGATTCCAATGTACAGCTACTAACTTCATACCTATCCATTGTTGCTTTGCACGGACAATGAAAGGAGTTCTGTCCCATGGAATTAAGTGCTGATATTCAACGTGAAATACAGCAACAGTTTAAAAATAGCTATGCCCAACTTTTAGCGGACATAACTCGTATCTATGAGCAGGGCGCTATGCGTGATGCTCTCACCGGACTGTACAATAAGCAAGCCTTTGAGCGTGACAGTACCACTAATCACTTTGGTTTCGTTGGTATCCTTTTCGCAGACATCAATGGTCTGAAATATACCAATGACCACTTTGGACACAGTGCAGGGGATAAGCTGATAAAGGACTTTGCAGCTAAGCTTAAGGAGACCTTTATCTCCCCTGTTTATAACTGTTATCATATATCAGGTGATGAGTTTATAGTAGCTGGGTTTGATATTAAAATTCATGAGTTCCTTGGAAGTGTATTGTCTTTCCATAAATCCCTATGGAATAAAGACAACCCTCCCCTAGCTGCCTTAGGCTACTCTGCTGGTGTCTTCTCGGATATTGCAGAAATCACAGCATATGCCGAAAAAGCAATGTATGCAGACAAACAAAAATTTTATGCTAATTTTCCTCAGATGAGGAGATAATAAATTGAATTGGTGACCGCTGGCTCTTTTAGAGCTGGTGGTCTTTTTATTTTTGTAAAGGAGATGATTAATATAGCTATTAAATTGGCTACATCTATTACTTACACAGCAGATGGTTCTCAAACAAACTTCTCTGTTCCCTTTGATTATTTGCGTCCATCCTTTGTCCATGTGGCTGTTAACGATGCAGAGGTTTCCGAGGGATTCACTATAAGTAATCGTATGGTTATGTTTGATTCTGCACCAGCTAAAGATGCTGTGGTATATATCTATCGTAGCACTCCTACCACTCGATTGGTGTCTTGGGCAGATGCAAGTATCCTGAAGGCTATAGATATGACAATTGCAGAGGTACAGCAGTTACACATCTTAGAGGAGGCAAACGATTGGTCTAAAACTCATTCTATTGTTTTTGATGAGGAAAGGGGTGTATGGCAAGGACGCAACTATCGTGTGTCTAATGTGTCTGACCCGACAGAAGCACAGGATGTTGTAACCAAGAATTATTTAGAGAACACCGAGGATTCCTTTGTTCAGCGCATGAACGCTATCAAGACACAGACTGAACAATTTGCTAACACAGCAGGTAACAGCAAAGATAGTGCCTATAAGAGTGCACAGTCCGCTAGTGTATCTGCTGCAAGTGCTGCGGAAAGCGCAAGGTTAGCCGAAGGTTACAAAACAGCAGCAGAAACTGCTAAGAGTGATGCGTCCCTTTATGCTGCCAACGCTAAGACCTCTGCTGATAATGCAGGTGCTAGTCAAGAAGCAGCTCAATCTGCTGCTACTACTGCTAGTAACTTTGCTGCTGGTGCGCAAAATAGTGCAAGGGAAGCAAAGACCTACAGGGATAACGCTAAAACCTACATGGATAATGCTAAAACCTACATGGATAATGCTAAGAACTATAGTGAGAATGTCAATGTGTTTACGCCTAGTGTGTCTACTAGTGGTGTCTTATCATGGACTAATAAGGCAGGACTTGCGAACCCTCCCTCTGTGAATATTAAGGGTGAGAAAGGCGACCAAGGTTTGCAGGGCATACAGGGCGTACAGGGTGTCAAAGGTGATACAGGTGCAAAGGGTGACCGGGGTGCAACAGGTGCTGCTGCTACTATCAGAATCGGTACAGTGACTACAGGTGCTCCGGGTAGTGAGGCTATTGTTACTAATGTTGGTACTGCTAATGACGCTGTGTTTAACTTTACGTTGCCAAGAGGCGAAAAGGGTGCTGATGGTGGTATTGATATTGATACTGCGCTGTCTGACACTAGCACTAACCCTGTGCAGAATAAGGTTATTAAAAGTGCCTTAGATGGATATGTTAAACAAGGGACTGCTACCAACTTAATTAGTAACTACAATGAATTTGATTTTGTCCCTAAAGAGGCTGCTGATTACAATAATGGTGATGGTGTAATCTACCTTAATTGGCGATTCTCTGATGGCACTATGGACTATAAGAACCCCATTAAACAATATCACTTCTTGAATGGTTCTGGCAAGACCGGTTTGGCTGAGGTTGTAGCAAAAGCGTTCATCGGTACTGCAACTAAGGCTACACAAGATGGCGATGGAAATGTAATCTCCATAACCTACGCAAAAAGTTCTGCTGCTAACACATGGGAAGAGCAACAAGACTTTAAGGAAGTGAAATTGGGATATGAAAAATACCTTTCTCGTAAGATAAGCAATACAGGTAGTAACCCCTCAGTGTCCCTAATGCAATATGAGGCAACAGGGGCATTTACGCTCGACCTCAGTAGCCTTTCGACTGGATTACAAATTAATGAATCCACTGTCTTTACAGCGTATATTGCATCATCTGCTGACTACCCTCTGACCATCACCAACGCTGGAACTATTAAATACATAGGTTCTGCGTCTGACGTAGCTATTACAAGTGCAGGTCTGTTGTTAAACATTTTGATGATGAAAGATGTTAGTGACACTGTAACAAGTATCGTGCAAGCTTCTAAGTTAGAAGGTGGTGCATAATGGGACTTAATAGAATGATGATGAAAAATGGTGCAGTAAAGGTTGAAGATGGTAGCAAGACGTGGAGTTATGAGGAGGCAAATAATAAAACAATAACTTTTACTGTTCCACCAGGGGTTAAAAGAATCAAAGTGTTTGCAGAAGTTGATTCGGCTGAAGGTAACCCGCACGATTCTAGTGATGCTTCTATAGAAAATAAAATGACTAATAAAACATGGGGCGAAGGTTTCTCACGCTCTGATGAAAACGGAGAACTCTATGAGCATCAAGATATTGATTCCATTGTAGGCGTAACCCCAAATAAAACCTATACATTGCTTTTTAATTGTTGGCTTACAAGTGGTGTAACTTTTTCATGGGGTAAAGCAATAAATGACATGAAGCCTACAGTTGAAGATTATTAAGCAAAGGAGGAACAAAATGCAGACAAAATATAAATACAAAGACAAAACATATACTCACACCTATCCTCTTTCCGAAGCCTTAGGTAAAGAAGGTATCTTTATCCCCCTGTCTATCTCTGAAGATGCCCTTAAAGACTTAGGGGTCGAAGTGACACACGAGGAAGAGCCGATTGAGTATCTCAAAGAACGCAAAATCGAAACTTTAAAGATGCAACGTGATAAAGCAGAAGTAGAGCCTATTACCTACCAAGGATACTCTTTTGACTATGATGAGAAGGCTCGTGAGCGTATCAATGCTGCCATAATTGCGCTTGAAGTCGCAGGTGCTTCTGCCACCCTCACATGGACTACAGCAGATAACAAGGATGTGAAAGTAACTGCATCTGACCTGCGTGGTATCATCGCACAGGTAGCATTGAGAAGTGATAAGCTCCACAGTGCGTATAGAAGAGCTAAAGAAAAAGTGGCAACTGCTTCAACTAAAGAAGAAGTAGAAGCTATTACCTTAGTTTAATTGAGTAAAAAGACAGGGTTGTTGTCTCCCCTTAGGGGTTTGGGTGGGCAGAAAGGAGTTATCATGGAAAAGAATCGTAAAAAGGCTCGTGCTTGGCTTAAGTCCTCTACTCTCACTGAGTACAAGTCTGTTACTACCGAAGCCAAGCTCACACCAAGACAACAAGACATACTCGACAAAATCATCATTAGTGACTACTCCCAACAAAAGCTTGCTATGGAGTACCACGAGGATGTGTCTTGTATCAAACGTGCCTTAAGACAAATATATGACAAAGTATATCTTGTCCTTTTCAAGTAACTTTTTAGTCATTTAGTTACAACTTTCAATTCCTAAATTCATGTTATCATAATAGCAGGAGGTGACTAGTCACTATGCAATATAACATGAACCAAAACAAACTTATGCAAATGATGATGATGCAAGCCTTAAAACAGGTTTCCCCTGAACTGTTAGCAATGGTTGAGGAAGAAGCTCGTAAGCGTGGTATGTCGGATGAAGACATCAATGCAGGTAAAGCATACATCAACCAAGTTCAAAAAGGAGTTGAAAAGTAATGGAAATGGCTAATGCTGGCGTAGGTCTCGGTGATGCCCTGATGCTCGCCAAACAAGGTTCTAATGGTAATGAGATGTGGAATAACCCCTTTGTATACCTTATCCTCTTAGCTGCCTTTGGTGGTGGCTTTGGTGGTTTCGGTGGTTGGGGTGGTAATGGTTCTGCTTTCCAAGGTACTGTAACTCGTGCAGAGTTGTCTGAAGGCTTAGACAACCAAGACATCAAAGCTAGTCTGCGTGGTATCCAAAGTGGTATGTGCGACGGCTTCTACACTGTTGGCATGAATGAAAAAGAAACCGGATACAAAGTAGCTAGTGTTGGTGAAAGTATCAATCGTAACATTGATGCCCTGCGCTTTGAGGGTGCTGCAAACACCTGTAAAGTTACCACCGCTATCCATGAGGAAGGTGAGAAAACTCGTGCTCTGATTACCTGCAACACTATGCAAGCTCTGCGTGATAAGTTGGCAGATAAGGATAGAGAACTGCTCTATCTGAAACTTAAGGTACCTGCTACTACCACTACTGCTGCGTAATGTACCGAGGGTTGGCTGAGAAGCTGACCCTCTTTTATTTTATTATGGAGGATATTATGGACAATGAAATTGTAAAGACAACCCCTCCTATTGGTGTCTCCACCCTATCCCTCATGGGTATCCCCTTATCTGATTGGGTGTATATCGTCACCATTATGTATGTCTTGATTCAAATTTGGGTCTTGCTGTATAAGACCTTTTTTAAAAAGGAGGAATGTAATAAATGAAATTATCTGCTCATTTTGATTCTAGTGAATTTGCCTGCAAATGTGGCTGTGGTGGTCTCCACAATGGTGCTGACATCAACCCACGGCTTGTACAGGTATTAGAGCGTATGCGTGCTATCATCGGTAAGCCTTTAGTGCTGTCCTGTGGTTATCGTTGCCCTGCCCACAATGCTGAGGTAGGTGGTGTGTCTAACAGCCAGCATATCTATGGTACTGCTGCGGATGTGCAGTGCCCTGATGGGGTTATGTTGCAGTCTTTGTATGATGCTGCGGTAACTGCTGGTGCTGATGGTATTGGTATTTATAGCTGGGGTGTCCATGTGGATGTCCGTGGTTATACTGCACGTTGGTAAGATTTACGAGGGAGCTTAGTCTCCCTCTTTTTATTTTTTAAAGGAGGTCTGTATCAATTTGAAAATTAAAAAACGTGATGGGTCTCTCGTAGACTTTAATAAAGACAAAATCATTAATGCTATATCTAAGGCTGGCTATGTGCCATTAAAGCTGAAAAAGACTATTGCTACACTCATCGAAATGGCAGCAAAAAAAGAAACACTAACTGTGGAGAAAATACAAGATTTTGTAGAAACTGAGCTTATGCTTAACTACTACCCTGAGGTAGCTAGAGAGTATGTGCGTTACCGCTATAAACGTGAGCTTATTCGTAATACCAAAGGTGCTTTGAGTGAAGTCCTTGATATTGTCAACCTCAGCAACCAAGATGTGAATGAGGAAAACTCTAATAAGAACCCTGTTATTTTGTCTACCCAACGTGACTATATGGCAGGTATGGTCTCTAAGGAACTCTCTGAAAAGCTGTTGTTCCCTCCGGATGTAATGAAGGCACATAAAGAAGGTATCATCCATGTACATGATATGGACTATGCTATCCAAAAGATGTACAACTGCGCTCTGTTAGACATGGAAGATATGCTTCAAAATGGCACTGTAATCAATGGTACGCTGATTGAGAAGCCACACAGCTTTGCTACTGCTTGCAATATTGCTACTCAGATTATGGCACAGGTTGCTTCTAATCAATATGGTGGTCAAAGTGTGTCGGTAGCACATTTAGCTCCATTTGTCAATATCTCTAGACAAAAAATTAGAGAAGAATTTGCACAAGAACTAGAAGCTATTGGAGCAGGAGACTATTCTTATGATGATATTAAGCGTATCACAGAAAAGCGACTGAAAGCTGAAATCACTAGAGGTGTTCAAACCATGCAATATCAAATTAACACCCTTATGACTTCCAATGGTCAGACACCTTTCGTTACCTTATTTCTATATCTCAATGAAGCTAAGAATGAGCAGGAAAAGAAAGACCTTGCTATGGTTATTGAGGAAATCATTCGTCAACGCTATCAGGGTGTCAAGAATGAAAAGGGTGCATGGATTGCTGCTGCCTTTCCTAAGCTGATTTATGTCTTAGAGGAAGACAACATCCGTAAGGGTACTCCCTATTATTACCTTACAGAGATGTGTGCTAAATGTACTGCTAAGCGTATGCAACCTGATTATTTGTCTGAGAAGATTATGCTGAAGAACAAGAAGACTGAAGATGGTGTTGGGCATTGCTATCCACCTATGGGATGCAGAAGCTTCTTGACACCCTATCTTGATGAAAATGGCAAAGCTAAATTCTATGGGCGCTTCAACCAAGGTGTTGTCTCCATCAACCTTGTGGATGTTGCGCTGTCTGCTGGCAAAGACAAAAACAAATTTTGGTCTATTCTTGATGAGCGTTTGGAACTGTGCCACAAAGCCTTGCGTGTAAGACACCAAAACCTTAAAGGTACAATCTCTAATGTCTCCCCTATTCATTGGCAGTATGGTGCTATTGCTCGTCTGCAAAAAGGTGAGAAGATTGACAAGCTGCTGGAAAATGGCTACTCCACTATCTCCCTTGGTTATGCAGGTCTCTATGAGTGCTGCATGGCAATGTTTGGTAAATCCCATACTGACCCTGCTGTGAAAACCTTTGCTCTCTCTGTCATGCAGCACCTTAATGACAAGTGTGCTGAATGGAAAGCTAAGGAGCACTTAGGCTATAGTGTCTATGGTACTCCTATGGAAACCACCACATATAAATTTGCTAAATGTCTCCGTGAACGCTTTGGGGTGATTAAAGAAGTCACTGACCATGACTATATCACTAATAGCTATCATGTGAATGTACGTGAGCCTATTGACCCCTTCACCAAATTGCAATTTGAATCTGAGTTTCAATTGCTCAGTCCGGGTGGTGCTATCAGTTACATTGAGTGTGCTGATATGACCAAAAACATTGATGCAGTTATGGCTGTTATTCAATTTATCTATGACAACATTATGTATGCAGAGCTGAACACCAAGAGTGACTATTGTCAGGTCTGTGGATATGATGGTGAGATTAAGATTGTCACAGATAATGGTAGATTGGAGTGGGAGTGTCCAAATTGTGGTAACAGAGACAAAACCAAGATGAACGTGACACGTAGAACCTGCGGATATTTAGGCAGTCAGTTTTGGAATCAGGGGCGTACTGAGGAGATTAGAGACCGCTTTATTCATTTAGGGGGTGACTTCCATGGCTAAAAAAGTGTATATCGCTGATATTAAGAAACCCTCACTCACTCGTGCTATCCGTTTAAAATGCATGGACTGTGCAGGTACTTCTGATAACATCCGTGATTGTCATATCTGCAAGTGTCCTCTGTGGTCTTTCCGTTTTGGTAAAGGAACTGCTGCTGCTATCCGTACCTTATCTAAGACATATGATGTATGTCTTGTGGATACCAATAAAACAGATTACATTGAAGAATTAAAAGGTAAGAAGTTAAAACGTCCTCAGTAACGCCTGAGAGCCTATCTGAACATTTTAATTTTCTTGCTTATGTGATTATACCTATGGGAGTGTTGCATTGCTCAAATGGCACTCCCAGCCCCTCTCAATCATGTGAGAATTGATTTATGAATATAAAGGAGTGATAAACTATGCAGATAGATGAAAAACTGCTTGATAAGCTTGCTATAGGTGAGGTCAATGCCCTTTTAGAGGGTCTTGATGACCCGGAGCTACGTCGCAACCCTGCTTTTCTTGCTAAGGTGCGTGAGTTCTTAAAGCAGAATAAATTACAGACTACCCCCGAAACCCAAGGGGTACAAAAGATTCAGAAGGTAGTGGAAGAGATTCCTACCTTTGATTTGGATGGGCAGGTGAGCTGATGCCTGAATGGACAGATGAACAGATTGACAAAGCTAAGGAGGACTTTAGGGTCTTCCTTTTTATTGTATGGAAAATGATTGGTCTTCCGTCCCCTACCCCTATCCAATATGCTATTGCGAATTATCTACAACATTGTCCCAATGACCGTACTATTTTAGAAGGGTTTCGTGGTGTAGCGAAAAGCTTTATCACTTGTGCCTTTGCCGTGTGGTCTCTGTGGCGTAACCCTCAAATTAAAGTAGAGATTGTTTCCGCAGGTAAAGATAGAGCTGATGCTAACGCTATTTTCGTAAAGCGTATCATTATGACACTGCCTTTTCTTGCACATCTTAAACCTAATACCAGCAAGGGCAACAGAGACACAATGAACTTGTTTGATGTTGCTCCTGCTGTTCCTGACATCTCACCTTCTGTAAAGTCTGTAGGTATCTATGGTCAGATTACAGGCTCTCGTGCTGACCTGCTGATTGCAGATGATATTGAGATTCCATCTAATTCAGGTACACAGGTGCAGCGTGACAAACTTAGCGAAGCTGTAAAGGAATTTGATTCTATCATCAAACCCAATGGACTAATTATTTATTTAGGTACTCCACAGTCTGAACAGTCCTTATACAACGAATTACAGAATCGTGGATATAGTTGTGTCATCTTCCCTGTTGTCTATCCGGAAAATCAAAAAATGAGGGATAACTATGGGAAGCGTCTACATCCCTTTATTGCTGATGCACTTGATAAAGACCCCTCATTAGCAGGTAAACCCACTGACCCCTTACGCTTCAACGAAGAAGAGATTTTTAAGCGTAGACTGTCCTATGGTAAAGCAGGTTTTACTTTACAATTTCTTTTAGACACTAGTCTCTCTGATGCTGAAAAGTATCCGCTCAAAGTAGCTGACTTTATTGTGGCTGACCTAGACATGGAAGAAGCATCTATGAAGTGGTCATGGGCAAGTGGATATGAACAGCGACTAAAGGATGTACCCTGTACTGCCCTTAAAGGTGACTTCTTCTATGCCCCTTTTGACAGGTCTAAAGAAACTGCTAAATATACAGGTACTGTAATGGCTATTGACCCCTCCGGACGTGGTGCGGATGAACTTGCCTATGCTGTTATCAAGATTCTCAATGGTTACCTTTTCCTCATGGAAGTTGGTGGCTATCGTGATGGCTATGGTGATGATACCCTCAACATCCTAGCTAATAAGTGTAAGTTTTGGGGTGTGAATGATGTTGTCTCTGAAGCCAACTTTGGTGATGGTATGTGGGGGCAGCTCTTTAAACCTGTGTTGAATAAGGTTCACCCTTGCACCTACACAGAAGTCAAGAACAACAAACAGAAAGAAGCTCGTATTATTGATACCCTCGAACCTGTTATGATGCGCCATAAGCTCATTGTAAACACCTCTGTTATCTATGATGATTATAAGGTATATGAGAATGACCAAAAGTACTCTTTAATCTATCAGCTCACAAGGCTCACTAGAGATAAAGGTGCACTTGCCCATGATGATAGGCTTGATGCTGTGACCATGGCTGTTGCCTTTTGGTTAGAAAGCTTAGACAGGGATGCTCAACAGGGCATTGATGAACTTGAAGAAGAACAGCTTATGAAATGGTGGGATTCTGACTTTGGTGTCTTACACAAAGAATATAATCCTGAGCTTGTTCCGGAACGCTATAGAAAAAGACAACCACAATTTGGGGGTGCTACTGTGGTTGATAACTTTTATAGCTAATGGGTCATATAAACCTGTGAAACTAATGGGTCACATACTTGATAAGAGTAGGAAAGGGACATTATATTATACCTATAGATAACTATAGATACCTTATAGTTACTATAGATACCATATGACCTTATATGATTCCATATGTAACCCTTAGATACCCTTGGTACTATAGAGACTATAGATACCTAAGGGTAATTGTTATTATTACTAATAAACCTAATTAATAGATACTTATAGATACCCTAAGGTTTCCTATACCTCCTAAGGATTCCTTAGGGTATTTTTTATTATTACCTTAAATAACCTTCTTAAAGGAGACTATATACCATGAAAGAAACCTTAATGAAACTAAAGACCTTCTTCCTCTATGGTCTTTTAATATCCATCCCCCTGTTTGTCTTCTTGTGGTTCGTGGATACGCTATCCTCATCGTTCAATCCCGAATATAGACCGCTACTTGGTTTCTTGCAGATTGCAAACAGTCTGCTGCAAACCATTATAGGTATGTAATGCTATGATTACCACGAGAACTAAGAATATAATCGCTCTTTTACTGAGCTTTACAATTGGAGCTGGGTGCTGCTACTTATATCTAAGAGGAGACAACAAAGCTTCAGAACCCCCTATGCCCAGCTCAGATTCCAAGGGTGGACTTTTGTCTACCACAGGAATCCATGCTGAGACCAAAGACAACCCAAAAGAAGAGGACTTGGTGTTGTCTAACAAATACGTCGCTGTTATTAATGGCGAGAAAGTGAGTGTGCCGATTGTTAAAAGAACTGCTGGTACTATTAATCAACCTGATAGCACTAGTGGCTCTGCTAATGATGCACCACCGGGAGTAAAGGCTACTGTAGAACAGACTGTAGACCTCACTCCTGTGTTGTCTAAGCTGCGCCCCTCTTGGGAGCTGGGTGCTGGTGTGTCTTATGTGAATGAACATGCATATGTTCCTATCTCTATCCAAAGGAACTATCAGGCTGATAAAGCACTAGAGCTTACTGTACTTGTAGATACAGATGGTAAAGCTAAGGGTGCTATGGTACAACACAAATGGCTGATAAAGTAAATCTTATAACTGCCCAAGAAGCAGCTAAGATTCTAAGACAAAATAAACCCGACAAGATTTACCTGCTAGTGAGGTCAAAATGCTTGTCGGGTTTCAAATGTGGTAAAAGGTGGCTTATAGATGAGGATAGTGTCTATAAGTACATCAATAGGTGTCTTCTGAATCAATAGTGACCAAAATAGTGACCACTATTTCAAGAATGGCTTAACCATGAGCTTTACAGGCTCTAACGAAAATATTTTAACCAATACACGTATATGGTTATACCAAATAGATTATAAAGAAATATATTGTCTAGGTAATAAACTTGTATTATTTTGACAATGTATTCCCTTGTAAAACCTGTTGTTTGTGACTTTATAGTGTCACATGCTAAGCTTCTATCACAGCAACGTGTTTTTCCGAACATTCCTGCAAGATGTGCCCATAGATAGCATAGGTGACCGCTATGCTGGTGTGTCCTAAGCGTTCCGTTATAAGAGCTATAGGTACATGCTTGTAAATCATGTTGGATGCGTTTGTGTGTCTTATCCCATGGAACGTGAAAGGTCTAGTGATACCTGCGCCCTTCCTAGTGAAATCCCATGCATGGATAAGCAACCGCTCCACATAGAAGCTATCTCTTTTCCTATTATAGAAGATATATGGTGACTTGTCAAAGCTAAGGGGTTTTAAAGACATAAGAAGCTGTGTTGTCTTCTCAGATATTTTGATTGTGCGATACCCGGCTTGTGTCTTAGGGTATGTAACTATAGTCTTGTTGTTCTTATCCTTAGCTAAGGTTCTTTTTACAGATATTGTATTAGCAGCATCATCAAGACAATCCCATGTAAGAGCTAATAGCTCCCCTTCTCTCATGCCTGTTTCGTAGGCAAGACAATACAGAGCGTAGAACTGATACTTCAGCATAGGTTTCTCCTTGTGCTCCCATAGGGGCAGGAGGAACGCTTTGATTCGCTCGTGCTCCTCTTGTGATAAGACAACCACTTCATGCTTAGGTTTATCACTCTTTGGTGTCTTCTGCATCGAAGTTACAGGTGACTTTCCAATGAGGTCTTGCTCCACACACCATCTGAAAAAGAGCCTTAAGCGTCCTATGTAATTAAGATAGGTATTAGTTGCATAGTTCTTTTGTTGCCATTCTAAGAGCATGGTATCTATAGTATGAGTGGTAACCTTAGATAACGCTAAGCCATTAGCGGTGTTGTCTAGGAACTTCAGGACACGTCTCGTGGTCAATATTACAGACCCTGACATCCGCTGAGCTTCTAGGTGCTTAAGGTACACCTCGCCTTGATACTTTATTGTGTCTTCCTCTGCTTTTACTTGCAGACCTCTATCCTCTTTGTCTCTCTGAAGCTTCTTCAGCTTCTCCACAGCTTCCTTTTTTGTGTCTGCTGTTGCTGATAGCCATCGCCTTTTGCCATCCACAGGGTCTAATTCTACCCTGATACGCACTTTACCACTAGGGAGGGTTATTATAGACCCTTCGCCTTTAGGTCTTCTACGAGTGGGTTTAGATGGCATTTTAATACCTCCTAACTTCAAAAATTGCCAAAAATTGTGAAAGGGTATATTTAATATAGAGATTGCTTGGTTTCCCCCCGTGCCCCGGGGTCTTCAGGCATCCAGCGAAATAGTATACACTACATCTAAACAGTGCATGCTACATCAGTGCGCCCAAGGGTACAAGTTACGTCCGATAATACATGTTATGTTAAATTTACCTTGTTTATGCCCTGAGATAAGCAAGCAAGGTATATATAACTATCTAGTTTTTATGGGGATATTGCAAACATATGTACATTATAATGAACACATAGTACAATTTAGGTAAAAATTAGGCATAAAATGTATCTGTATATATGCCCTAGGTATCTATCAGACCTACCATAACTACTATATCTACTATCCCTACTACATCCATTATATCCATGAGCTGCTATTGGTTGTATTACTATAAAGGCTATTGTCACCATTGGTTGCTATTGCTACTACCATTATACAGTCACCAGCTACTATTATATATCGCTGCTGCGCTTGTGCATGATTGTAGTATCCTGTTGCTCATGTATCCATTGTGTTATTAGTTGACGCAATAACTCACTACTATTAATAGCCTTGCGCTTACATAGTTGTTGGAATTGTTGCTTAGTGTCTGCTGCTATCCTTAATCTAATATAGCTATCTTGTGGCTTATCTTGTTGCATACTATGCACCTCCTATTATTTGTCTACATTATATCATATGTGGCAACATGTTGCAAAAAAAATCTAAAAAAGTGATTAAAAGGGATTGCAATTTGTTGCAACATGTGGTATTATATAACCATGGAACATGTTATAACAAGGTATAACATACCTACTATGTTATAACATGGTATAACAGAATGGAGGCAAAAACAAATGAGAAGACAACAAAAACATATCAATAACCCCGAACAAATTGGATATAAAAAGGAAAAAATGCTGAATGGGTATGTTATTAAAAACTATACGTTAATATTCAATATCTATTGGGGGGATTATACCTTAATAGTAGATGATTTGGGATTTGGGGTGTCGGCTGTCTTGTATGGAAACCATGAGCCTATAGAGCTTTACAGAGACAAATAAACTTTTATCGGTACTACCGCCCCGGCGGTGGTACTCATTAAGAGCTTATTATAACTCTTAAAATTAAATGATTTAGGAGGTAAATTATTATGAAAAATGTGTGTCTTATCCTTGCAGTGCTGCTCATGGTGCATATGAGTTGCGACGCTTGCGACGTGACAACCGCTGGAGAGTGTGAAAGCTGCTTGAAGGGTGAACCCTCTACCCTGCAAGTTGTTATCCGTGATTTGTCTATGGGCAGCCTGAGTGGAGCTGCTGCTGACCTGGGCATGTTTGACCTGGCTGACGTACTTTATCAGATTGAGGAGGTGACAAGTAAATGAGCTATGACGAAATCATGGTTGTATTGTCTACCATTGAAAATATATTGCATGATTATAACTATCCTTATTATAAACATGATGAAGCAGCGGACGCCCTTGTAAAGCTGCACAATACCTATTGTAATGCCTGCAACCTGCAAGATGACTATATTATGCAGAATACAGAAGAAGAGCTGGAACTGCTTTTACCCGTTGACCCATTGCAAGCCTTTTACGATGGAAGAGCCAGCAGCGACAATTATAGCCCAAATGATACATGGATTAGTCTAAACGGATATATGCATATAGTATCCTGCACAAATAGCAGATTAATTGACAAGTTTATATATTTGTCTGATATCGCACGCTGGTTAGAAGATAAGGAAGAAGAAGAGCAGGAGAGCTTGTTGGAAGAGCTTACAGAGCTTGCCAGCGACTACAACGAGGAAAAAGAAGAAAAATAAACTTTTATCGGATACACAGGTTAGTAATAATCTGTGTATCTCATTAAGAGTTATTTGTATAACCCTTAAACTCTAATTTCAGGAGGTACAAAATAAAAGTGAAAAAATGTTTGTCTTATTTGATTGGGTGCTTTTTGGTATCCAAACATACAAATGAGGTACTTAAGGAAATTGCACGCTGGGCAGTAACCTTGTTTGTTGTCTTGTTTTTGTCCATCGATTGGGACGCAACGCTGGATAATATGGGGGTGCTTAAGTAATGCTAGTAGTTGACAAAAACACCACGCCCCTTGATTGGTTAAAATTTGAGCTGGAGCAGCAGCAGCAACATTTACAAGCAATGCAAGCTGTATATGCTGACAAGTATGTCAAGGGTAAAAAGCAACGTACCCGGATGGCTAGAGCTTTAAAAACAGAGATATACCGCCAGCAGGGGCAAATAATAGGCTTAGAAGCAGCTTTAAATATTTTTGAGCCTATACCCTTTTAAGAGTTTTTAGGGCATACAGGCAACGCCTGCGTGCCTTATAAAGCTTTTAAAGCTTTAATAATACTATAGGAGGTGTTACGTATGATTGTAACATTAAAAGACGGCACACGCCTAACAGTTACCCTACGCACATGGGACGGCTACAATTGGTCACCCGACGTTGCAGGGGATGTGTTGGCAGCGTGGCAACCTGAGACGATGGAGGACATCGAGTGGCTGGAGGATGACTGCGACGCATTTAATGCAGGCGTAGACCTTGACTGGCTGGAGCACTGCCCCGGCTGTCAAGAGGTGGCATTGGATGTACAGGAGGTACAAGAGTAATGGGAGAGCATAAAAGGCAAGGCAAAACATTTTTTGTCACTGTAGACAAGCGCAACCAGCTTGCTATCCATCGCAGCCCCAGCGGGCATTTTACCCGTATTCGCTATTGTGATGGGGTACAAATGAGCAAAGCAGAGCGCATTTTACAAGCAGAAGCTGCCTTAATAATGGGATTGACGCTGCCGGAACTGCTGGAAAAATTCAAACTTGACTAGCTAAAAACTGAACAGAGGTACGGACAAAACTGTACCTCTAATTTTTTGCACCCTTTTTCTGCCCCTCAACCGAACGGAACGAAACGATGTTCGTGGTTGTCGAAGCTCACCTGAGCGAAACGAAACGTGTTGTCTTGTGCGACGCACGGAGTGAAACGAAACGAGGGATGCCGGGGCAACCCAAGCTGCCAAGGCAAGCAAGGGTACTTTTGGGCAAGCAAGGCAAGCCAAAGGATGCCAAAGACAAAAAACACCCAAGCAAGTGCCAATGGGGCACAAACATGAAGAAGACCCATTATAACTAGGAGGTATTTATAATGACTAAAAAAGAACTGTTTGAAGAGCAGCTTAAGCTGGAATCTTCCGCTAGACAAGATGGCTATGAAGCAACATGTGAAGCGCTCAGAATCGCAAAGGAAAAAGGCATGGTTGATACTGCCCTCCCTATTGGACAAGCCTTTTTTAACCACAAGGTACTCGCTGTAAAGGATGCTATGCTGCAATGGCTCACTAAAAACATGAAACCCAAAGCTGGTGTTAAGCCTAACTTTATCTATATCTTGGATGACCTGAAGACTGCGTTCACAGATGCAGAGGGTAATGTGGATATGGATGCTATTGCTAACACCTGCACAACTGTAACACTCTCCTGCCTTATAAATGCCCTCACAACAGGCTTGAATACAAAGGCAGCCTTTCTGAACAATGTAGGACTGCATGTTGGTTTTAGTCTCATGTATGAATATCAAGCAAAATGTTTTGAAAATTGGCTTACTACATTACCTAAAGAAGACAAAAACAAAAAAGCAATGCAAGGTATTGACAAGCGTATAGGTATTCATTACCGCTATGTCTATATGAAGCAAGCCATTAAGAAATGTGGTTACACCTGCCCCACGTGGGAACAAGGAGACAATGAAGGTATTATCAACTTAGGGGTAGCCTTATTGACTTTGACAGAAGAAGCAACAGGCTATTGGATGTCGGATTCAGATAGTTACACACAAGCACATCTTGTTCCTACCCCTCAATTCGTGGATGCATGGCAACGTAATGAAGAGAATATGCTTTATTATGCACATAAGTGTTATCCGATGATTATCCCTCCAAAACCTTGGGTAGCATATGATGAGGGTGGGTACTATGGAGACCTTGCAGCTTTCTATACTTTCTTACGTCTTAAAGGGGTGCATAACTCTTTCAGTAAAGGCTATAAAGCACGCCTTGCTCAGCTTGATACACCTGATGTCTATAAGGCTGTCAATGCTATTCAAGCAACACCATGGCATATCAATAAGGATGTTTTAGAGGTTATCAAGCAATGCAAGGAGCGTGGCTATATCCCCTGCGGTAAAGAAAAATCACACATCATGAGTACAGATTTAAAAGAATCTGAGCCTACCACCTTACCTGAAGGGGCAACAGCAGAAGAGATTAAAAAATATAAAAAAGATAAGGCAGCGTGGTGGAAAGGCTTAAAACGTCGAATTTCTATTATCAATCGTACAAATGCTATGATTACAGTTGCTGATAAATTTAGTCTTTATGAAAACATCTATTTCCCTTGGAACATGGATTTTAGAGGACGCATCTATCCTATCCCCTCTTTCAGTCCCCAAGGTGACGATATTTGCAAAGGATTGCTGCTCTTTTCAGACACACCTCCTTGTCAAGACCCTAAAGATATTGAATGGCTCGCCATTACCGGAGCTAACCTCTCCGGCGAAGACAAAATCAGCTATGCTGACCGCATCCAATGGGTATATGACAATGAAGAAGTTATTCTTGATGTAGCAAAAGACCCTATGGGTAACCTTTGGTGGTTACATAAAGACAAAAAACCTGTACAGCTTCTCGCATGGTGTCTTGAATGGGCGAAAGCGAAACAATGGATAGCTGAGCATGGCTCTATTGTCGGATGGGTAACAGGTCTCCCCTATGCGCAGGATGGCACATGCTCAGGTCTGCAACACTTCTCTGCTATTCTTAGAGACCCCATCGGTGGCACTGCGGTAAACCTTGTACCCCAAGACAAACCCAATGACATCTATCGTTTGGTGGCTGACAAGGTAAATGTTGTCTTGAAGCAGGATGCTATGTCAGGCACTATTGACGAATGGGACGAAGAAAAGCTGAAGACAAAATTCGGAACAAAGACTATGGCGCAGATTTGGTTAAACTATGGTGTCAATCGCACTGTAACTAAAAGACCTACCATGACCCTTGCCTATGGTGCTAAGAAGCGTGGCTACACTGAACAGATTATGGAAGACACAATCAAACCTGCTTTAAATGCTAAGACTGCTTGTGGTTTTACAGAGACTAATGCCTACCAATGTGCTATGTATATGGCTGAGCTTATATGGAACTCTGTAGGTGCTACTGTTGTACGTGCTGTTGAGGGTATGGATTGGTTACATAAAGTTTCCAAACTTGTCACCAAAAATGCAAATGTAGTGTCTTGGTGTACACCTTTAGGCTTACTGTTGCAACAAAATTATTTAAAGTATGAATCTAAGGTGATTAAGTTACGCTGTGCTGGAAAGAGATTTAGGGTTTACATCCCTCACCAAACAGGTGTGATTGATAAGACAAAACAGGCTAATGGTATCGCTCCAAATTTCATTCACTCTATGGATGCTTGTCATCTTCAAATGACAGTATGCAGAGCAAAGGATGCTGGAATCAATCACTTTACTATGGTGCATGATTCTTATGGTTGCCCTATGTCACAAGCTAAGCTGATGTATGATATTGTGCGTAAAGCATTTGTAGATATGTATACAGAGCATGATGTCTTGGAGGAGTTTAGACAATATCTGCAACCATTGGTAAATAAAGAGTTACCTGCTCCCCCTAAAAAGGGCAATTTAGACCTGAATAGTGTATTGGACAGTAAGTACATATTCTGCTAATGGGTCACAAACATGAAAAAGAAGACAATAGATAACTATAGTTTCCTATAGATTCTATAGAGACCTTTAAGTGCCTAAGGTTATGTTATTAATAATTAATAATAACCTACCTAAGGTAACTAAAGGTCTCTATTGTCTTTATAGTACCTTTAAAATCCTTTAGGTAACTAAAGGAAATGCTAATGGGGCATAAACATGAAGAAAAGACAACACGCTTTTCAAAATCTAAATCGCGTCGTTTCTATTTCCTTTCTGTGTGTTGTCTTTTCTCAATAAATTTTAAGGAGGTTTATTCATGTTAAAATCTGAAGCTTTTAAGGGACAGAAGATTAAGGTCACGAGTGGAGAATTCAAAGACAAGAAAGGCTACATTATGGGGATGCATACACAATTTGCGTGTGTGCAGCTCACAGATGAAGAATATCTCATTACCGCTTGTCTTGAATATGGGCAGTTAGAACCCTTCAATCTGAGATGGGAGGCTGAGCATCCTTACCCTACTCCCATTGTTCCCTGCCCTGATGTTGTGACCTTATCTGCCCCCGCACATTATGATGAGCACTATGCATCTATGGTAGGTTTAGAGCCTATTGAGCTGATGCAGCTTGTGTTGTCTCTTCCTGAATTTGTTGGTTTCCTCAAAGGTAACATCATCAAATACACCATGCGAGCTGGCAAGAAGCAAGGTGAAGCTGCGGAAAAGGATGCAGCTAAGGCTAAACGCTATATCGAATGGCTCATGAAACTTGGCTATAAGATGCCAATCAATCCAAAGGAGGACTAAAATTTGGTAAACATTAAATTCAAAAAACTTGACCCTAAAGCCACCCTCCCCCAAGCAATGACAGGTGGAGCTGCCGGTCTTGACTTGGTTTGTCTTAACCGCATTGCGGTGACACCGAACCGCTGGTCTTCAAAGGCAGCTATCGTCCGTACAGGCTTGGCTATGGAACTGCCTAGTGGCTATTATGCTGAGGTTGTCTTGCGCTCCTCTACAGGCAGAGACACAAAACTCAGATTAGCTAATCAGGTCGGTATTGTCGATTCTGATTATCGTGGTGAAATCATGTTGTATGTGGAGAACGTAGGTGACCATCTTGAAATTATTGATGCTGGTCAGAGAATTGCGCAACTGTTGATTCACAAGATTGAAGAAGTGGCGATTGAAGAAGCCACTGAGGAGCTGTCTAAGACTGAAAGAGGTCTTGAAAGTGGCAGTACAGGTGCATGTACTAAACCTGCTGTAAGAAGGGTTAGAAGAATCAAGGAGGTAACTGAAGATGCCTAACGATTTTAAGATTGGAGACAAAGTATATGTTGATGGCTACACCGCATGTGGCACTCCAAAGGGAAGGATACATGTTGAGGGTAGTGGTACAGTGAGGGCAACTGATGAACTTATGTCTGATTGTATTTATACCATAATTATGGATAAACCCTTTGTAGATGAGTTGGGGCGAAAACGCTCCACTTTTATAGCAATCACTAAGGAATTAAGTCCCCTTAAGGACAAAGACACTAAAATTGTATTCTATGCCAAAGACTGCACAGTCCACTGCAAGCTGTTCAGTGCTGAGGGTTTGATGGCTCATACACAGGCAACATGTAATTCTGACGATACTTTTGACTTCCTCACAGGTGTACAGATTGCTCTGCACCGCATGTTGAAGACACAGAACAAAGAGTTGGTACTCCCTGCTCTTAAAAATATTAAATTTATTGATTTTAAATTAAAAGGAGAATAACAAAATGGCAAAGAACGATTTTGCACAAGTAACAACCCCTGCTGGTGAGGCGGTGTACCCTAAGCTCCGCAGCACTGAAGTCTTTGATGGCGAGGATACCGGAAAGTATGTCTGCGGTATCAAATTGTCTAAAGAAGACACTGATAAGCTGATTCAACGTATCGAAAATGAATGGGAGATGGCTAAGAAGTCCCCTGACTTTGACGGCAAACGCTATGGTCGCAACTCTGCCCCTGCCCTTGGTTTCCATGAAGACAAAGATGGTGATATTGTCTTTAAGGCTAAGACCAATGCTGTTATCAAGACCAAAGCTGGTGATGTCATTGAGAAGACCATGGCTGTCTTTGATAAGAAGGGCAAACCTATGGATGAAGAGATGGAAGTGGGTAATGGCTCTACCATCCGTCTGTGTATGCTTCTGCGCCCCTTCTATGCTTCTGCTACTGTCTATGGCATCCAACTGCTCCTGAAGGCTGTTCAGGTGCTGAACTATGTTGCGCCTGCTGCTGGCTCTGTATCTGCTGATGATTGTGGCTTTGAGGTTGTCGAAGAGGCAGAGTTTGACGAAAACAATCCCCCGTTTGACTTTTAATCATGGCTATTAAATTTAACCGCAGAGGTGGCTTTTCCACCCTCAACAAACCCTATCGCAGCGGGTTAGAAGACCGCCTTGCACAGCAACTAGAAAATGCCGGAGTACCTAAAGTGTATGAAAAATACTCCATCGCCTATGAGATTCCTGCAACGAAGCATCACTATACCCCTGACTTCATCCTGCCTAATGGTATTATCATCGAAGCCAAGGGTATCTTTGAAGCTGCTGACCGAAAGAAGCATCTGCTTATCAGACAACAATACCCAAATTTAGACATACGCTTTGTATTCTCCAACGCTAAGACAAGAATCGGTACAGGAGCTAAGACTACTGTGGCTGAATGGTGTGAGAAGCATGGATTCCAATACGCCAGCCGTGAGATTCCCTCTCGGTGGTTCAAAGAGACCATGAAGGACACCAATGGTCTTGTCCTGCGTGGAAAAGGTGAGCGTATTGTCACTCTTTAAATTCAAAGAGCGCACTGAGACCACACAGATATGTGTTGTCTTAAGAAACCTAAATGGTAAGCGCAAACGTGAGCTGTTTAGGGCAGCTTACCGCCAAGGTGAAGTTGACACAGGCTTCCACTTTATTGTCTTCAATAATGGTCTTTTTGAGACCGACAGAGAAATAAAGGCAGTTGCCGGATATAACCTGCCTGAATGTGAGACTTCTGTGTATGTCTTAGCTGATACGCTGGGACACAAGAAAATATCCGATGCTCAGCAGTATGTGCTGAATGAGCTAAAGGTACAGTATGATGTGCCTATAAAATTTATTACTGACGAGGTGTAATTATGGAGACACATCAACCCTGCCCTGCTTGTGGCAGCCACGATGCCTTAACCATCTATGAAGATGGGCACAGTTATTGTTTCTCATGCAACACCTACTTTCGCAGCAGCAAGGAGGAGAAAAAATTGTCAAGTGGATTAAAGAAACAAGGTCTGATAGACCTACAGGACATGGTGGTCTCCCCCTTGCCTAAGCGAAAACTGACAAAACAAACCTGTGCTAAGTATGGCTACTTTACCTCTAAGGTGCATGGTCAGCCTGTGCAGGTAGCTTGTTACTATGATGATGATAATAAACTGCTTGGTCAGAAAATCAGATATGCGGATAAGACCTTTGAAGCTAGAGGTTCTTTTAGTGAGCGGTTCTTCGGACAACATCTGTTCCAAGGTGGCGGTAAGAAGCTGGTGGTGACCGAGGGTGAGATTGATTGTCTTACAGTCTCACAGGTACAGGGTAACAAATATCCTGTTGTGAGTATTCCTACAGGTGCTGCTAGTGCTGCTAAGGTCTTCAGAGCTAACTTTAATTGGCTAGAGAGCTTTGAGGAAGTCATTGTCATGTTTGATATGGATGATGCCGGACGTAAAGCTGTAAAGGCTGTCAGCGGTATCCTGTCACCTAATAAGCTTAAGATAGCATGGCTACCCTGCAAAGACCCTAATGAGTGCTTGCAAGAGGGCAAGAGCGATGCTGTTGTAAAAGCTGTTTGGGAAGCAAAAACATACACCCCTGCTGACATTATCAAAGGTGATGAACTGTGGGAGGTTTTGTCTAAGCATGAAGAATCACTGAATTACCCCTTACCTTGGGACATCCCACTGCAAAACATGACTGATGGGTTGCGAAAAGGTGAGCTTGTTGTTATCACAGCAGGCACAGGTATAGGCAAAACTACGTTCGTTAGACAACTAGCCTATCATCTTGGTACTGAGTGCTATTGCAAAGTAGGGATGCTGATGCTGGAAGAGAATGTTAAGCATACCGCCAATGGTCTTGTGTGTCTTAAGCTTGGTAAACCTGCCCATAGACCTATTATTGATAGTGAGTACAAGAAAGCCTTTGAAGACATCATGGATAATTTTGTCTTCTACAATCACTTTGGCTCTATTGAATGTGAAGACCTTTTGCAAACCATCCGTTACATGGTAACAGGTGAGCAGGTGGATTTTGTTGTCTTAGACCACATCTCCATTGCTATCAGCGGTCTTGACATCGAAAATGAGCGTAAGGCTACCGATGTACTTATGACGAAACTACGTTCGCTTGTAGAGGAAACAGGCGTAGGCATGTTGGTTGTCTCTCACCTGCGCAGAACTGAGGGTACTCCGGCTGAAGAAGGTGGCGCACTCTCCCTCTCCCACCTGCGTGGTTCACAAGCTATCTCACAGCTTTCTGATGCTGTGTGGGGTCTTGAAAGAAACCAGCAGGATGAGGGGATGAAGAAGAACCTTGTACGTGTAAGGGTGCTGAAGAATAGATATAGCGGTGATACAGGTATCGCCGGATACCTTGCATATGACAAGGAACATAATATCTTAAACGCTGTAAAGGACTTGTCAGAGTATGAAGCACCTGCATGTCCTTTTGATACTGAAGAAGAGAAAGGAGATTTTTAGATGTTTGAAATCTTAGAAAAGCTTATTGATTGGTGTACTTCCCTGCTGTCTTGGTTGTCTCGTAAGCAGGTTGAAGCTGCTAAGGCTCGCATTAAGAACTGCAAGCTAATGATTCATAATGCCAATGCAGCTAAGATGGTATACCTGCAGAAGCATGAAAAGACAATCAATGCTCTTGAAAATGAGTGTGAGCGTATGGAATACTTCCTGTCGCAAGATACTGTGGAGCTGTAAGCTATGCTCTACTTTGATATTGAAACTGATGGTCTGCTGGACAATGTCACTAAGGGGCATTGTCTAGTAATCATCGACGAACAGAACAACATCTCAGCTTACAGACCTGATGATTTTAAAAAAGGAGCTATGCAATTAATCGCTGCTCTGAGGGATGGAGAGTGCATCTGTGGGCATAACATCATCAACTATGACTGTGCTGTGTTAGCTAAGCTCTATCCTGAGTTTCGCATAAAACGAGAATGGAGACCCCAAGTTTTAGATACCCTTGTTCTCGCACGTCTTATCTGTGGCAACATAGAAGATACTGACCACGCTAGGGTGCGTAATGGTACACTCCCTGCTAAATTGATTGGTAGACAATCACTAAAGGCATGGGGTTATCGCCTTGGGGAACTTAAAGGTACGTATGGTGAGCAAGAGGATGCATGGGATTCTTTCAGTGAGGAAATGCTTTCCTACTGTGTGCAGGATGTCACTGTCACCAAGAAGCTCTATACATACCTCATGAAGATTGGAGCACCTGCTAAGGCTATAGAGCTGGAGCATCAAGCACAATGGCTGATGTCTAAGCAGGAGCGGAATGGTTTTGTCTTTGACTTAGAAAAGGCAGAGAAACTTAGGGAAACCTTAGAATTGCGCTATGCTGTGTTGTCTTCTCAGCTCGTGGCGATTGTGCCACAGATACCTGATAAGGTCTTTGTGCCTAAAAGAGACAACAAACGCTTAGGCTATAAGAAGGGTGTTCCCATTCAAAGATATAAGGACTTCAACCCCAGCAGCAGACAGCAAGTGGCGTGGGTGCTGGAGCATCAATTCAACTACTTGCCGGAAAACGAAGACTGCTATGAGGATGAACGTCTGAAGATTGATGGTGATACCTTTAAGTTTATTAAGGGTGACGAAAATGCCCCACAGAAACTGAGAGACTTAGCTGCTGTCTTTGAAGAATATCTTATGGTAGCTAAGCGTCTTGGACAGCTTGCTACAGGTAACCAAGCGTGGCTGAAGCATGTTAAGGCTGATGGTAGAATCCATGGCAGCGTAAACCCTTGTGGTACTGTAACAGGACGTGCTACCCATGCGAATCCTAATGTTGCCCAAGTCCCCCATGTTGGTAGTCCTTATGGTCAAGAGTGCAGGGAATTGTTTAGAGCACCTGATGGTTGGTTTGAGGTAGGTGTAGATGCCTGTGGCTTGGAGCTTAGGTGTCTCGCACACTATCTTTATCCCTATGATAAGGGGGCATACGCCCATGTTATCTTGAATGGAGATATTCATACATTGAATCAACAGGCTGCCGGGTTACCCACGAGAAACCAAGCGAAGACCTTTGACTAAATAGAGGTCTATAAACCCATTGAAAACGGTGGAACTCTCACTGAGACAATACCGTGCGAAGCTAAAAAGGAGAAGAATGACTAGAGAAGATTATCTACAAAAGATGCTGCAAATTGTGGCAGGAAATAAACCTAAGAAATTACAGACAGCAAAACCAAGTAAGTACCCACAAGGCTATTTCAAAGCAAAGAAATGTAAGCATTGTGGGTCTATTTTTATTCCCAAAGCTCCTTCTGAGCACTACTGCTGTGACTTCTGTAAAGATTATGGTGTCACCAATGCTTACTATAAAAGAGTGTATGGTCTTACCCTTGATGATGTATTAGATATGGCAGAAAATCAAAATTTTGTCTGTGCTATTTGTCATGGTGATAACTTTGCTATGAATGATTGTCACTCAGGGGTACTTGTTGTTGACCATGACCACGAGACAGGTAAAGTGCGTGGGTTGGTCTGTCATAACTGTAATCGTGCCTTAGGGTTACTACACGATGATGTAGATAATTTCCGTAGAGCTATTTCCTATTTAGAACGTGTAACGACTATTCCGGAAGGAAGTACAGTACAAGCTGATGGTGCTGGAAGCGGTGGGCATTGATGATATAGTCTGCTCTCATAGGTGACTATGAGCTGTCCTTATGGACGCATAGGGTGTTGCGAACCCTATGGAACATTTTGGTATTTATGCATTTCTCTATGGCAGCGGAGACAAAAATCTAGGTAAGCTTCTCGGTGGCGATGAAGCTATGGGTAAGAAAGCAAAGAATAAGTTTCTGAAGGCTACCCCTGCTATCAAGATGCTGCGTGAAGCTGTCAAGAATACGCTCGTGGTTGAGTACCACGGAAAAATTAAAGAATGGAAACGAAAATACTTAAGAGGGTTGGATGGCAGACATCTCCATGTGAGAAGTCTACATTCAGCTCTCAATTTGCTTTTACAGTCCTGTGGTGCATTGATATGTAAAAAATGGATATGCCTATGGGAAGAAAATATGCTTAAAGCTGGCTATGACCATGGAAAAGATTTTCAATTCATGGCATGGGTGCATGATGAGGGGCAACTGTCTTGTAGAACTAGACAAATAGCAGAAGAAGCTGTGAGAATTGCCCAAGAATCTATGAGACAGACACAAGAATATTATGGAATCAGATGCCAATTAGATACCGAGGGAAAGATTGGTAGGAATTGGTTTGATTGCCATTAATAGGAGGTTATTACAATAAAGATATTAGTAGCATGTGAAGAAAGTCAACGTGTAACTATTGAGTTACGTAAGTTGGGGCATGAAGCCTATAGTTGTGACATCATCCCCTGTAGTGGGGGGCATCCTGAATGGCACTTGCAGCAGGATGTTATCCCATTGTTGAAAGAGAAGTGGGATATGATTATTGCTTTTCCACCTTGTACCTATATGACAAATGCAGGAGCATGTAGAATGTATCCGAAAAAAGGAGTTATTGATAAAGAACGCCTAGCACTAGCACTTGAAGCTAAGGCGTTCTTTTTGTCTCTTTTAAATGCAGATTGTCCTAGAATTGCTTTAGAGAATCCACGTCCATTAAGAGTAGTAGGATTACCTAAAGAATCCCAACGTATTCAACCATGGATGTTCGGTGAGCCTTATACAAAGTTAACCTACCTTTGGTTGAAAGGCTTATCCCCTTTGAAGCCTACTAATATTGTTAAAGAAAATATTCAGCCTTTTGTCAATGCTGGTAGCAAAGATGCTAATGGAAATTATCGAAAAAAGAAAGGAACTAAGCATACTGCTATTGAGCGCAGTAAGACCTTTGAAGGTATTGCTAGAGCTATGGCAGAGCAATGGGCAGGAAAAAATGTTTAACATCCCTACTCTACTCTTAGTCATATGCACCGCCTATACCCCTGCCTTTGACGAATGTGGCAAGACAGATGGCATCACCGCCAGCGGACACCCTGCCATCCAAGGGGTGACTGTGGCGTGTGATGGCTTGCCGTTAGGAACTGAAGTTGTCATAGATGGGCATAGTTATATCGTTCAGGACAGGTTCGGTGGTGATTATGGTAAGACAAAAATTGATATTTTTATGAATACTAAAGCAGAAGCCTTTAGGTTCGGAAGACAAACAAAAATTGTGGAGGTAAAGCCTTATGTCGAAACAAAAGCAACCCTTTGTACCAAAGATTGGTCAGAAGGTCTATATCAAACGTCAGAACTCCTTAGGAGAGCCTATCTATTTTGAAGGCATAGTAACTCGCATCCGTGTGGAAGTTAAGTGTAAGCAGGGTAGTTTCAGAACTGTAGCTTCACCTCATACCTTAGAGACCAAAGCAAAAGGACTTGTAGCAGGAGGTGACCTGTTTTGATGGTAAGTGCTAAGCTTATTTCTATCACCCCCAACTACATGGATGTTCTGAAGATTGCCTGTAGTCAACCTTATGGCAAGGATGTTACTGAGCAGTCCATCAAGAAAATTATTGAGAGCGGACATCTTAGTGTCTTGGAGCACTGCTATGCTTCCTTTTTGGTGACATGTTCTGTGCGTGTTTTAGGACAGCTCACAAGACACCGCCATCTCAGCTTTACCTGTAAGTCTGCTAGAGGTAGTGTCTTTGAAACCTTCGTTATCCCTGATGGATTTTATGATTTTGCTAAAAAGCATGGAACACCTAAAGAAGTTGTGGATTCTATGATTCATAAGCTTCCTATGGTTCACGATTATAAAGAATGTATTGCTGATGGTCTTGCAGAACAGGATGCTGCCTACTTCCTGCCCCAAGGTGTTGAGACATCCTTGGTAGTGACAGGCAACTTTAGAGCATGGTATGAATATTTGCCTAAGCGTTTATGCAAGAGAGCCATGCCGGAGCATAGAAAATTAGCTGAAATGATTCAGGAACGCTTAGCTGACGCTGCACCTGAAATCTTTGATAAAAACTTTATGAACTGTAAAAACTGTACAGAAAGGAGTTGTGATTTTAAATGAAGTGGAGTGCTATCGCTATTTATGTTCTCTTTGTTATCCTGTTTTGCGTTGTTTTCTATGGTCTGATTATTGGTGGTATTCTTGGTTTTCTCCACCTGTTGATGGGGGTATTTAATCTTGGCTTCTAAACCTTTACATCTGCTCTTTGATGCTGACATGATTGTCTTTCGCACCTGTGCAGCAGCAGAGCAGGAAATTAATTGGTATGGTGACCTGTGGACATTACATTCTGACTTAGCAGAAGTAAAAGATGCCATTGACACAATGGTTGTCAGCATCACTGATAAAGTCCTGCGTCACATGGGACATGAGGGAGCATATAACATTACCATGTGCTTCTCCAGCTACCCTTACTTTCGCTCTAAAGTCTATCCTCCCTATAAGCTCAATCGTGCAGCTAAGAGAAAACCTCTTGCCTATCATTCTGCTGTTGAGTGGGTAAAGAAATCCTATAATGTGTTGTCTATCCCAAGTCTTGAAGCTGATGATATTTTAGGTATCTATGGAACAATACCCTCTACATCTGCTGTTATTATCAGCGGTGACAAGGATATGCGGTCTATCCCCTGCCCTTTTTACAACTTTATTCAGGATACATTCCATAAGACAACACAAGCAGAAGCTGATTATCAGTTCTTATATCAGACCCTTGTCGGTGATGCCACTGATAACTACAAAGGTTGCCCTAAGATTGGTGAGGTTGGTGCAAAGAAAATCCTAGACAAAGACTGTTCATGGGATGCTGTGGTGGCTGCCTATGAGAAAGCAGGTTTGACTGAGGAAGAAGCACTGACACAGGCAAGGGTTGCTCGTATTCTCAGATATGAGGATATTGATAAAAACTATAAGCCTATCCTTTGGACACCCAAAGGGTCACAAAAGAGACAATAAAGTAAAGGGGCATATAAGCGACAATGAATATTAATATTGTATCTAATAAAGGGGATGATGGAGAAAAACTACCATATGTAAACCCTGTAATTTATGAACATTTAGAGAGAGCCTACAGTCTTGGTAGCCTTATGACACACAACGTCAAAAACAACGACGAGCTTATTGGATATATTAGGGGCGTTATGGATGTGCTGGGGCATATCAAGGCTATGGCTAACCTAAATGATGATGAGGAGTGATAAGATGTGCTGGAAGATTAAGACACCCAGCGTAAACACTGACGTATCTGCATCCTCCTTAGTACCGGAAACCAATGCAAAAGACCCTGATAGTCCTGAGTATGGTGGTACTACTGATACCTTTAACAAGAAGAAAGGTAGACAACAACTGACGATTGCTCGCAATGGCGTGTACAATCCCACTCAGTTGTAGAGAGGAGAAACTATGTGCGGTAAAAAACCAAAAGTACAACAAGCTGCTCCTGCTGCTGCCCCTGTTGCAGCACCCTTGAAGATTGATAATGTTGCTGAGGATACCAAAAAGGAAAATCCGAACGCTAAGACCAAGGGCAAGAAAAAGCTTACCATTACTCAGATTGGTAGCGGTACAGGGGTGAACCTTTAATGGCAGAGACAGCAAAAGCTTTATATGAGCGATTGGCTATTGAGCGTGAAGTGTATATTGATAGAGCTGAGGATTGTGCAAAATATACAATCCCTTTTTTATTCCCTAAAAAAGAAGCTAATGGTACTACTAAGTACCCTACGCCTTACCAAGCGGTAGGTGCGAGAGGTGTCAATAACCTCACTTCAAAGCTGGTATTAGCTCTGTTCCCTCCAAACACGCCCTTTTTCAGACAAGACATCCGAGATGATGTCCTCAAATACTATGAGAGCAAACCCGAAGACAAACAAGAGATAGAGCAAGCATTAGTACAAAGAGAACAAACGGCTCAGAAATACTTTGAATCTTCGCAGATGCGTGTCTCCATGGAGGTGTGTCTGAAACAGCTTATTATAGCTGGCAATGCTTTACTGTTCTTCCCTCCTAAAGAGGGGGGCATTAAAGTCTATAAGCTGAATAGTTATGTAGTACAAAGAGATTTTGTAGGACACCCTATTCAGATGATTACCTGTGACAAACTTGCTATCAATACCCTGCCCTATGAAGTCTTAGGACAACTAGATATTGATTTGTCTACCAAACGTGGTGATGAATTGGTTGAGGTCTATACACATATCACCTATTCATCCAAAGACAACAGATATTATAGTTACCAAGAGATTGAGGGTAAACAGATTGATGGCTATGAGCAGTCTTTCCCTGCTGATGTTTGTCCTTGGATTCCTGTCCGTCTCTTTAAGATGGATGGTGAACATTATAGTCGCTCATATGTTGAGGAATATATTGGTGACTTAAAGACCTTAGAAGGTCTCTCTAAAGCCATTGCAGAGATGTCTGCTATTGCTGCTTCTGTAATTTACCTTGTGCGCCCTAATGGTGTGACACAACCTAGCAAGATTATGAAGACAAAAAATGGTGGCTTTGTAACAGGTAACAAGGAAGATGTTACTTGCCTGTCGCTGGACAAGACACAAGACATGCAGATTTCTAAAATGACTGCTGATGCTATTGAAAGCCGGTTGTCTTATGCGTTCATGCTAAATTCTGCTGTCCAACGTAGTGGCGAACGTGTAACGGCTGAGGAAATCCGCTATGTGGCTAATGAGTTAGAAGATACACTAGGTGGTATCTATTCTATCCTGTCCCAAGAATTGCAGCTCCCCTTGGCTAACACACTTTTGAATATCCTTTCCAAAAAAGGTGAAATTGCTGATGTCCCCAAAGATATTGTGTCTCTTGCCGTAACTACAGGCATGGAAGCTATTGGACGTGGACATGACCAACAGAAGCTTACTGTCTTTATTCAAGGTATTGCTCAGATTCCTGATGCAGCTTCTGTTGTGAATTGGGAAGGCGTTGCTCGTGCTTGGGCAAATAGTTGTAATCTTGATACCACAGGTTTGATTAAGACTGCCGAACAAATTCAGCAGGAACAACAACAGGCACAAATGATGGCAATGGCACAGGCTGCTGTACCTAATGCAACCAAAGGTGCTATGGATGCCATGAATCAGCAAACACAAGGAGGTAGTGAATCTAATGGCTGATACTGAAAATCAAAATACACAGGTCAATGAAGAACCTAAGGAAACACAAGTAGATATTACCGATACTACTATTGTGTCCAATGGTGAAGTAATTGATACTGCTAAAGATGAAGGTGGCAAAGGTGAGGAAGAAACCCCCACTGATGAAAAAGACACCACAGAAGAAAAAGAAGACAAACCTGCTGAGGAGCAGGAGGAGTACCAAAAAGCTAAAGGTGAAATTGAATCTGCCAAGACTGAGCTGGAAGGTAAAGGCATCGACTATGCTGCCTTAGAGGCTGAATACAATGAGAAAGGTGAGTTGTCTGAAGACAGCTATAAGCTGTTGGAAGAAAAAGGCTACCCTAAGGCTCTTGTAGAAGCAGCTCTCGCTGGTTGGCAAGCTAAGGCTGATGCTTTTGCTAACAAGATTATTGAGGATGCTGGTGGTATCAACGAGTACAAACGTATCCAAAAATTCGTGCAGTCCCAAGGTGCAGGTGCTGTCAGTGCCTTCAACGCTATTGTAAATAAAGATGATTTGTCTGTTGTGTCTGCTTACATTGCAGGTGTAAAGGCACAGATGGTAGCGCAGCATGGCACTGCTAACCCTACTTTAGGTGGTAGTGGTAACGTGGGTAAATCCAAAGGCTATACTGATGCCAATGAGATGATTAAAGCTATGAGTGACCCACGTTATGGTAAAGACCCTAACTATATGCAGGAAGTAGAGCGCAAAGTCGCTGCTTCTAAATTCTTTGGTTAAGACACAAACGTCAATCCCCTCCCATAAGCGGAGGGTTATTTTTTTTTATTCAAAATTATTAAAGGAGTGATTTAATGGCTGATATGATTATTGCCAACCCTGGTCTTGCCCAATCTGATAAAGGCAAAGACCGCTTAGGTTTATTTCTGAAAATGTTTACCGGTGAAGTTCTCACCGCCTTCTCTCAATCCACTATTACCGGTGGTCGCTTCTCTGAGCGTACTATCGAACATGGTAAATCTGCTATCTTCCCGATTGTAGGTCGAGCAAAAGCTAAATACCTGAAAGCAGGTAAGAACTTGGATGACCTGCGTACTCCCATTGAACACAATGAGCGTACTATTGTGCTGGATGGTCTGCTGACCTCTGACTGCATGATTTTTGATTTGGATGAAGCTATGAACCACTTTGAGCTGCGTTCTAAGTATTCTAAGGAAATGGGTGAAGCTTTGGCTGTTGCTCAGGACTGTGCTATCTTGGCTGAAGTAGCTAAGATGATTGTAGAAGACAAAGAGAACCTGCCTACCAATGCTACTACTGGTGTCAAAGGCACTGGCAAGGGTCTGATTGTCACCGAGACTGTAGCAACTGCTGACTATGGCGAAACTGAAGCTATGGGTGTAGCTATCTTTAAGGAACTGCTGAAAATCAAGACCAAAATGTCTGAGAATAATGTTCCGCTGGCAGGTCGCAACTGCTACATCAAACCGATGGCACTCAACGCACTTATCGCCAACAAGGACATCATCAATAAACTGTATGGTGCTTCTATGACCATTGAGGGTAACAATCCCCCGAAACTGATTGGTTTCGATTTGATTGAAGCTCCTCTGCTGACTGAGGGTGGCGTAGATAATGAGAATGTTATGCAGGGTGATGGTCATGTGTTCCCTACTACCTACAAAGACACCTGCCAATTCATTGTGGCACATCCGTCTTCTGCTGGTATCCTGACCCTCAAAGGTCTTGGCATGGAACATGCTCGCCGTCCTGAATATCAGGCTGACCAAATTATTGCTAAATATGCAAAAGGTTTTGGTGGTCTGCGTCCTGAAGCTGCCTTTATGGGTGTTGTAACTCAGGCTTAATTTAAACTACTAACACTAGGGGATGGCGTATGCTGTCCCCTATTTTTTCTAAAAATGAAAGGAGATACCAATGCAACTAACAGCATTAACTGAACTTGATGCAGTCAATAGTATCATTGGTACTATTGGTGAAGCTCCTATTAACAGTCTTGAAGAACTGACAGATGTGGATGCTATCAATGCCCTTCGTATCCTGCGGAATATCAGCAGACAAGAGCAGTCCCGAGGATGGACTTTTAACAAAACGCCCCACTTCACCCTTAACCCGGATGTAGATACAAAGAAGATTCCATGGAACAGTAACTACTTGTATCTTAAGGATAACCATGGTGTAAAGCTTGTCAGACAAGGTGATTATGTAAAAGACCTGTTCAAAGACACACTGATATTTGAGCACCCTTTAGATGTAGAGATGGTGCTTTATCTTGACTTTGAGAATTTGCCGGAGCAGATGAGAAACTATATCTTAGCTAAGGCATGTTTTGTCTTCCAAAGCTCCTACTTTGGTGATGATAGTCTGACCAAGATTACCCAGCAGGAGATTGCAGAGGCATGGCAGCACCTGATGGAATTTGAGGTAGACAATAACAACTTTTCTATGTTGGAGCATACCTATGTTCATAAGCTGAGATTGAGGTGAGATTATGGGATTGATTAACCAAGACATAAAGAACCTTGTTAGTGGTGTATCTCAACAACCCCCTATCCTCAGACACCCTGAACAGCTAGAGGAACAGTTGAATGGTTTGTCTACTGAAGCAAGTGGCTTACAGAAGCGTCCTCCTACTATCTTTGAAGCTAATTTAGGTAAGAGAGGTAATGCTATCAATAAACCTTTGATACACTTTATAGATAGGGATACTGATGAAAAGTATATTGTTATCTTCACAGGTGCAGGTGTTGATGTCTTTGACCTACAGGGTAATAAGAAGACTGTGAATATAAACGAAGATGCTTCGTATATTTATACACAGCGTCCACGTAGCAATATCAAGGCTATTACTATTGCAGATTATACATTCATTAGTAACACAGCACAAAAAACCAAAATGACAGATAAGATAGATGATATATCATGGAATACACAGGGTTTACTTGTCAATATCAAAAGTGGTCAGTATGGTCGCACATATAAGATTGTAGTAAATGATGAAACTGTGGCGAGCTATGAGACCCCTGATGGCAGTGATAAGTCCCATACTAAGCAGATAGCTACCGACTTTATCGTGCAGAAGTTAGCCTCTCAATGTATTGATAAAGGTTATGTTACTACTACAGGCTCTTCATGGTTATATCTAAAGAAGAGTGCTTTTGTAACAGAAACAGGGGAGACTGTTTACATACAACCTCCCACTACCCCTGCTCAACAGGAAGATATTTTCAAGGGACTTAATTATAATTATTTAGCAACTAGACATTTCTATACTCCCTCTACTGTAACACGGTCTTTAGGGACAATTATTGTGACTATCCCTAAAAAAGAAGTCCTAACAAAGACTGCGGATATAGAAGCCTATAATAAAGTCAAAGCAGAAATTGACAAATGCTCTTCTGATGGTTGGTCTGTCACCTCTGCTGATAGCAAACTCACTCACTACTATTATAATGAGGAGTGGGGTGAGACTGAAGCAGAAACTTACACTATTAAATATACAGAGAATACCAATAGTCCCTCTTACAGCATTGCTAAGAGTCTTATCACTTCTGCTGAAGTCTTTGATGGTTATAACAATCAGGCTGCCTTTGGTATCCTTAAGTCTGTGCAGAAATTCACCAACCTTCCTGCTACTGCCCCTGATGGTTACCTTGTAAAGATTGTGGGTGAAGAAGGTAGCAACACTGATGATTACTATGTTAAGTACAGTGCAGAAGAAAAGGTATGGAAAGAATGTGCTAGACCTAACCTGAAGAACCACTTTGATACCTCTACTCTACCTCATGTTCTTGTGCGTGAAGCAGATGGTACTTTTACTTTCCGTAGAGCTGAATGGGAAGCTAGGGATATTGGTGATGAAGAAAGCAACCCTATCCCCTCTTTCATAGGGCAGACAATAAATGATGTCTTCTATCATAGAAACCGCTTAGGCTTCTTAAGCGGTGAAAATGTTATCCTCACTAGAAGTGCAAACTTCTTCAACTTTTGGATGACAAGTGCCACCAAGGTACAGGATACAGACCCTATCGACTTAGCAGTCTCTGATAATACTATTAGCACCCTCTACAATGCGGTGACTTTTGATACAGACCTTATTCTGTTCAGCCGTGAAGCACAGTTTATGCTCTCTGCTGATGGCATCTTAACGCCTACAAGTGCTAATCTGTCCCCGGCTGTCACCCACTACGAAGCTAGTCTTAAGGCTAAGCCTGTTAATGCAGGGCGCAATGTTTACTTTGTGGCTGAAAGAGCTAAGTATACTACTGTGCGTGAGTTTTTCACCGCAGCAGACAACACAGATGCTAAGGATGTTCAAGACATAACATCCCATGTGCCTAACTATATTCCTAATGGTGTCTATAAAATCATTCCCTCTACTGTTGAGAATGTCATGCTCTATCTTACCGAAGGTGACGAGACTGCTATTTATGTCTATAAGTATCTCTTCATTGATAGCCAGCGTGTACAGGCAGCATGGTCTAAATGGGACGTGCAAGGTGTTGTCTATGGTGGTCAGTTTATTGACAGCTATCTCTATCTGATAGTAGAGCGCAATGGGTGCTACTGTTTGGAGAAAATTTCCTTCACCCTTAATACTACTGATTTTGATGGTGAAGCTTATCGTACCCTGCTGGATTGTAAGCATACCTATCAGATTCCTGCTGATTGCTATGATTCCCTTAACGATGAAACTACAGTAAGTGTAAGTGACATCTTTGGCACTATATATGAGCAGGATAGACAATACAGTGCTGTGGCTTCTGATGGTACATATGCTAAGGCTAAAGAAGGTAAGCTGGTATTTATAGGTGACTATTCAAACAAAATGCTTACTGTAGGTATCAACTATGATTTTAAAATAGTTATGTCTACTATTATGGTTAAGCAGTCTGATAATGGCAATACTCAGGCTCTCATTGAGGGCAGATTACAACTGCGTCAGATGTGGTTTAACTATGCTGATAGTGGTTACTTCAAAGTAACTGTAGATATTAAAGACAAACAAGCCTATGTCTATGAGTATACCTCTAGGCTCTTAGGTACTCGTTTTAATATCTTAGGTGCAATGCCTTTTACCACAGGTTCTTTTAAGTTCCCTATCCAAGCCAAAAATGAAAATGTAAACATTTGTTTAGAAACAGACACCCCACTTCCTGTATCTCTTGTAGGTGCAGGTTGGATTGGTAATTACCAAAGGAGGACAAGACTATTTTAAAAGTATCTAAATTAAACATTGTTCAGCTCTGTGACTTTAGAGAAAACATGCGTGAGGAAGACAGGCTGGAATGGTATTATGCTTCAGGTACATCCTTTGGTCTCACTGAAGTGCAGGAGCTATTCAATGCTTTGTGTCTTTATGATGATGAGACACACAGGGTATATGCCATTGGTGGTCTAGAAGATTCTTCTTTGATATGGGTTGTCTGCACTAAAGAGGTAGATGTGCACCCTATCAAGTTCCTACGCTTCTGCAAGCCTTTCTTTAAGCAATGGACGGAAACACGCTCTGCTGTTCATAATTATGTATGGCTCAAAAATGAGCGACATGTGCAATGGCTTAAATGGCTAGGAGCTGAATTTGGTGAATATAAATATATCAATGGTGAGCCATTTCAGAAATTTACATTATATAAGGGAAAGGAGTGATGTCTTATGTGCAGTCCTATGGTGGCTGCTGGTATCAGTACAGGCTTGCAAGTAGCAGGTGACTACATGGGACAACGTGCGCAAGCTAAGGCAGCACAGGCTACCATGAACGCACAGGCTAAGGCAGCTATTACTGAGATGAATTGGAATATCATGGATTTAGAACAGCAGCGCACAGATGCTTTTGACCAAGCTGTTGTAGAGATTAGTAACACTAGGTTAAACTCTATGCAGCTCAATAGTGGCGTAAAAGCTGCTGTGAATGAGACCATGAGCGGACGTACAGCTAACCTCATTGTACGTGCTGCTGAGGGAGATACTGCTCGTGCAGTGTCCTCTATTCAAGACAACTATAAACGTAAATCTAATGAGGTTGACCTGAATCGTGAGCGTCAAGTAAAATCTACTCACGAATTTTTAGAGAACCTTAATGCTTCTGCACCTAAGATGCCCAGCAGATTCACTAACTTGTTGTCTGCTGCTGCCACAGGTTTGAATAATTATACACAAGCCAAGAATATTATGAATCAGCAGAAGATTACAGGTGGCATTGGAAAGACAGCCAAGACTGCTACTAAGACATGGGTAGGCAACGCTCCACGTAGCGTCCATGAGAAGCTAGGTATTGGCAATGGTATTTACAGGAGGTAAGAAGATTGAGTAAAGAAGTACAGGCAGCGATAGGTACTCAACGGCAGTTTTCAAAACAACCGGAGATTCCCTATGCGCTGTCCTTAAATAAAATCAGTGCATCTGCAGGCATCTCACAACGTACAGATTTAGATGCGCAACGCTTAGCATCATCTTTAGGTCTCCTTGGTAAGAATATCATGGAGGAGCGTATTGCGGATGAGAAGCGTACCCAAGACCAAGCAGTATTGGTCAATGCAGACAAACTCCTTGCAGGTAAGACACAAGAAGACCTGAAGAAGTTTGACCGCATGGCAGCTTTGCAGAACTCTAGTGATGAATTTGACTTGACAGATAACCGCTACGCTATGGCTGTCCTTGAAAAAGGCATTGGTAAAATGGCAAGCCAATATGCCAAAGAGCAATGGATGAATGACCCTGCTTCTGAAAAGCCTAAGAGTGTGTCTGAAGCGGTTAGTCTTTTCAATAAGTATCTGCAGGAGAACAGAGCTAACTTCAGTGATGATGGTATCTCTAATAAGGTAGCATTTGACCAAGGCTATTATGAGGGTGCTGTTCAAGACACAATAAAAATAGCTAATGAAGCTGACAAGAGAATCAATGATGATAAACGTCAGAAGATGGTCATGTTAGGTTCTAGTGAGTTTCAAGACCTTGTGTATAGTGGAGCTAAGGGTGAAGACTTCCTCACTCGTGGTAATGAAGCGTTACGCAAGGTTCAGTTAGGTGCTAGAGATAGAGATGGCTTCATTAAAGCTGTTGCCCCTCTTGCTCAGATGATTGCTGACCAAGATTTTGATACAGCAAGATTGGATGCCTTAGGTGACTATCAATACGAAGATGGTTTGTCTTTAAAGCAGATGGTTAACCTCTATCCCTCCTACACCAAGATTGCAGACAACTTCAACCTGAGAGTTACCGATGATATTGTGTCTAAATGCACACGTCCTGATGGCACTGTTGACCTCTCAAAAGCTGAAGCATTGTTGTCTCAGTTACCTACGGAAACTACAAATGCTGATGGTATTCCTGAAGCTAACCTGCCTATCTCGCAGGGAGACAACCCCGACTTAGCAGACCTGTCCCCCACTATGAAAAGTGTGTTACCTATGGTTGGTGGTGCTATCTATCAGCTAGGCTTTAAGGATGCACAGATTACTAGTGGTTACCGCACAGCAGAGCATAATGCATCTGTGGGTGGCGTACCAAACTCAGAGCATACTAAAGGTAATGCTGTGGATATTTATTTAGGTGATAATGTGGACGAAGCACAGGCTAATAAAGCATTGTCTTATTTTAAGCAGTATTTTGGTGAGGTCTTATTCCATGATGCTGGCACAGGCAGACATCTGCATCTTGCTGATTACCATGGTGGTATGAAAGCTGCTAATCCTAAAGAGCAGTCTGCTGCTGCCTATAGTCCTCAACGTGTACAGAAAGTACGTCAGCTTATCCTTGCAGCACATGCACAGGCTCAGCGTGTTAAGGCTCAACGTGATGCTGAGGAAAGAGACAGAATCAATATGGCTCTTTTGCAGACCAATGACCCTAGTGAGCAGATGCAGATTATTAATAGCTCTAACTTGCCGGAGACAACTAAGGCTACGATGAGTAGGAGTATTTTACGTGAAACACGTAGGTCTGCTAATTACTATGGCTTTGGTGCAGGAGATGCAGAAGCTAAACACTTTTGGGATTATGAAAATGGCTATCAATATATTGAGGATACAGAGACCTATGCCGAATGGTATAAAGCGTATAAAGACCCTAATGTTGATGGTGAATCTGATGCATACATAAAGCTACAGAAGGCAGCTAATAGAGCCACAGCAAGATTGAACAAGCTTTTAAAATTCAAAAAGAAGCGTGGACTGATTCCGGGTGAACAGGCTGAGACAACACAGTCTAAGTCCAATTATAACCCTGAGAATGATACCCCCACTCTTTCAGATTATGACCAACAGATAGCTCAATTAAAAATCTTAGTCAATAGTAACCCCACTGATGATAGAGGTGTTCCTTTAGATGAAGACCAAATTCACCGCAGAGTTGAGGTTCTTGCACAACAAGCAGGTCTTGATGTAAACAAAGTTTTACGTGATGTCTTTGGTGCTGAAGGTAATATAAATGATATGTTAGCAGATGCTAGAGGGGAATAGGAGGAATTATGGCTAAATTTGATATGTATAAGGCATGGCATAAGATGGATGATGATTATGTCAGCGGTGTTGATTTACAAGCCAAAGGACAAGAACAGCTCCAAAAGGTACAGCACCAAGGCTATAATCCTTTTGATGATTTTGGTGAAGCGGTTACCGAATGGATTGCAGACATAAATAAATCGGGTCAGAAGCTTGCTGTGACTGCTGGTGAAGCATATAAAGCAGGTGTCCTGCCTGATTCTATAGATGATATGGCACTACCACAGCAGTATGTGTCTCCTGCTCAGGAAAAGGCTGCTATTGCTTTACAGGATGCTGTGGATGATGCTCGTTATGTGGCTACCAAAGACCCCCTCACTCTCATAGGGGACGTAGCAGGTGCTGCTAATCCTTGGATTCCTTTGGCTGTTCAAGTACCTATCATGCTGCATGAGATGCAGAAAGCACAGGAGATTGAAAATGCCCCTGAGATGTCCGACCAAGCCAAAGCATCCCTGCTCCCTATGTTGGCAGGTACTGTGGCAGCTTCTGTGACACATGGCGTGGGTGGTCTTTTATCTAAGGCTGCCCCTAAAGTCTCTAAGGTTATGACTACCCCTTTTGTGGGTAGTGGTATCGCAGCAGGTACAGTTCTTGCTATGGATGAAAATGTACGTAAGTATGCAGAAGAACACCCTGCTCGTTTTGCTGTCAACACTTTTACTACAGATGCTGCTTTGGGTGTCAAAAAATTGTCTAAAGTGGATTGGTCTATCAAGACAAACCCCACTACTAATACAGAGGTTATTACTGAAAAGACAAACCCTGCTACTGAGCCTTTGGCTGATAAGACTAAGGTTGATGAGACAAACAAAAAGTTAGGTTCTCCTACTAAAGAGAAGAATAAAAGGAAACGTAAGCATCGTAAGCAGCATCGTGAGAATGTATGGGATGTTGATAATGACTATGAGGAGATGGTTACACCTGCTCAGGTTACAAAGCGTGAACCAAAGACAACCGCAGAAAAAGCTTATCCTGAGCAAATGCCTGAACAGCAAATGCAACAGGATGCTATTGCTAATCAGTTAGCTAAAGACCATCTCGAAGCTCGCCAAACCCCTGAAATCATGCAGGGTGCTCATGGTGATAAGCTTGAATATAGTAAAGATAACCTTTACCCTCATCCTGTGAGTGCAGAGGATATATGGGAAACAGCCAAAGCTATGTTCCCTATTCGCCCCGGTAGGTTAGATTTAGCTGATAGTGATAGAACCTTAGGCTACTTTATGCCCCATGGTAAAGGTATTCGTATCCGTGGTTTCCGTGCATGGTCTGTAATCTGTCACGAAATCGGACATGGTTTGTCTGATAAATTCGGTTGGGGTAAAGATACAACAGTTCAAAAAGAACTCTATGATGGTGCTACTTCTATATGGCAGAGAGGAGAGTATGGTAATAAATACGCCCCGGAAAACTATGCTACTTATGTAGAAGAAGGACGTGCAGCCTTTATGAATGAATACTGTGTCAACCCTGAGATGGCTAAAAAGCACTTCCCTCTTGCCTATACTGAGTTTGAAAAAGCGATTGCAAGTGATAGATTCTATCAGGCACAGATGAACCTTTTAGGACAACAGGTGCGCCGATGGGGTTCGCAGTCTGATTTTAGCAAAGCTGCTGGCATGTTTCATTGGGCAGACAAAAAACTTGGTAAAAAGATTGATAAGCTTGTTGGCACATGGACAGCTACTAAAAAGCGTTTTGCATGGGAGTATGCTGACATTGACGAGAGTGTAAGAGCCTATGAAGACAACCAAGGTGTAAAGATAGCTATGGAGAATGACCCTGCTGTCTTGGCACAGTATGCAAAGCAAGCTGGTAATGATACTGTTGGCTGTCTCCTGAATGGTAATAATCTAGGCACTAGAGCTGCTGTTAAAATGCTGCAGACAAAATTTAATATTGCACTTAATAATGTTGTAGCTACTGACATCTTGAAACCTTTGGATGCACAAGGTAAGCGTGGTGCTGAACTTCAAAAGTGGCTTAAAGAAACTGAGTATAAGGATTTTTATGAAGCCTTTAATACCTATCAAACTGCCAAACATGAATTAGAAGTTATGGCAATAGGACGTAAGACAACACACACTTTGGAAGAATGTAATAAAATCATTGCTAAAGCAGAGGAACTGCCTGAGATGAAAGTTGCTTCTAATCTTTGGAAACAATGGAATGAGAATGTGTTACGAATTGCTGTTGCCGGACAAATTATTCCTGCAAAGGTTGCTAACACTTTCTTAAAGAAGTACCCTGAATATATCCCTATGTCACGTTCATTTGAGATTGAGGGTACTAGTGACTTCTTTGCATCCCATAAGGCTATGACTGTTGAGGGTTCTGAACGTATTATCAAAGACCCTATGGTACAGGCTATGAAGAATATGCAAAGTATTGTCTTCAAAGTGGAACGTAATCGTGTTGGTCTTGCCCTTGCTGATTTAGCTAAGGGTGACAGCGGTCATTTTCTTATGATGCCTGTAGCAGAAGGTAAGTATAAACATGCTACTCAAATTATTACTGTCTATGAAAAAGGAAAGCCTAAATATTATCAATGTATGATGAAGGGTCTTTATGAAGCCATGACTTCTGAAGATGGTAATATGGGTGCAGCTAAGCTCAGTATTATTGAGAAAATATCAAGAGGTGCTGCAACAGGCTTACGTATTGGTGCTACAGGTACTCCTATGTTCGCTATGTCTAACCTTTGTAAAGATATTCTTGAAGCAACCATTATGAACGCTGATGGACGTAACATCTCCCATATTCCCCTTGTTGCTCCTATGAAAATCTTTTGGCAGGGATTACAGATGCTCAATAGTGACAATGCTTTTGGTAAACTTATCATCCGCAACAACAGAGAACGTGCTCTGCTTAGACAATACAAAAGAGAGTTTAGGTCTAATGGTGTTACTATGACTACACGCTTAGGTTCTATTCAAGAGATTAATAAGGACTTCAGAAAGATTGTAGACCCTAAAATCAGCAACGCTGCTCTTGATAAAGCCTTATATCCTATTAGGATGTTGTGGCATTGGAATGTAATGTTTGGTGAAGCAGCAGAACAACTGCCACGTATGGCACTCTATCGACGTGCTAAAGGACGTGGTGCTTCTACCATTGAAGCTGCTATGGTTGCTTCTGATAGCACCTTAAACTTTATGAAAAGTGGTACTGCTGTTAAATCAATTAATCGTCATGTTCCTTTTGCCAATGCAGCTATTCAGGGTACTTTAAAAGCAGCAAGAGAGCTTTCTAAAAACCCTCTTAGTGTTGGTCTTGCCATGACAGAACATGTACTGTTCCCCACTCTGTTACTGTGGTATTGGAATAAAGATGAGGATTGGTATAAGGACATGCCAATGGAAATGAAGAATAAAGCGTGGTATGTAAAAATAGGTGACACTATCTATGATTATCCTAAACCACAATTTATCGGGCAACTAGCTGGTTCAATGCCTGAAAGGTTATTAGATGTTATGTCTGAGGGTGAAGATAAGCAGGTTATTGCTGATGCTGTCTATAAGCTCATCAAAGACCTTGCTCCTTCCGGTGCTCCCCCTATCATTGAGAAATTCTACGAATGGCAGACAAACCACTCTATGTATCGTAATCGCCCTTTAGTTGACCAACGTCTTGAAAAGCTTAGTCCTAAGAACCAATACAATCAATATACCTCTATGCCAGCACGTTGGATTGGTCAGGCAACTAACCTCTCACCTATCAAGATAGACAACACAATCTATGGTCTCACAGGCTCTATGGGTTATGCCCTTATGGGTGCGGTCAATATGATGGCTAAAGATGAGGTCACTCCTAGTAGAAAGTGGACTGAATATAGTCGCTTTACATACACTGAGGGTACAGGTACATCACGTAGCAAGGATGTCTTCTTTAATGGTCTTGATAAATTAGAGACTAAATATGCTGATGCTTCTTTTGAAGGTAAAAAAGCTAAGGTTAGCAAAGAACTCAAAGGTATGCGTAAGGCTAAAGCAGATGCTATGAAGGTGTCCAAAGCTATCAGGGAGCTGTATGCAGACAAAAATATGGATGCAGACACCAAACGTGCTAAACTTGATGAGCTGAATAAGAAGCAGAATAGTATTTTCAGAACTGCTAACAAGAAATATCTCAATTATAAATATATACAAGCACCTAAATAAATGGGTAGATTGTATAATCAACTTGAACAAAAAATAAAATAAAAAATCCACAGTGGACATCCTATGTTAGAATTAGTT